CCGCAGTACCCACGCTGTCACCCCGATGCCCACGTGCCGCGACACGTATCCCCGGCATACCGTATAGGCCAGCAGGCGGCTCACAGCCTTACCATGCTCCGCCACAAAGGCCAGTTCCTCGGTCTTGTCCTTCGGTTGCCAATCGGGTTTGACACCCGTCTTCAGGTATTCCCGCGCCAGCAGAATCTGACCCCGCAGCCTCGGACGCTTCATCGTCACACGCACCTCCACCGGGCGTTTCAGCCACGGAAGCTTCCACCTTTTAAGAGGTACGGACACGCCGCTGTCAAGCAGCGCGTCCGCACACTCCATCTCTATCAGTTGTTCCAAACGGTCAGCCATACGTTAGCCCTCCTCACTTTGGAGCGATGCTGCAGCCGCGGCTTCCGCCGGCGGCAGCTTGTACTGCCCCCACTCGTCCGGTATTGCTTCCGTATCGAACACGCCGTAAGGCTGCGAACCGTCCTCCGGCATCGCCACTTCGAGCGTAACCTCTATCTTGGAGGTTTCTGTAAGGGTCAGCTTGCCTGCAGGATTGGAAAGCAGCGTGGCGTTGGGAATCAGTACGCTCTGTCCGGACACGAGGGAGAGTTCCCATGGTCCCTGCATGACAAGCACCTCCGACGGGGCTGTCCAACCGATCGGAGTTTTCTTTTCCAAATCTTCTTTCTTATAATGCAGGCTGCCGCCAAGCAGTTTGTGCAGGTTCGAATAGTTCATCTGGATCACATTGAACGTCGGGGCGATGCCGCCGTTACTCTGTGGGATGACCAGCACCGGGGCACCCTGCACCTGTTCGGCCTCGATCTTCGCGGCCTCGGGTTTCTTGCCGCCCAGGTCAAACGAGTTCTTTTCAATATACCCGATTGTGAAATCCTTATACTTTACGGCTCCTATGCCGTACATGAAATTCTTGTTCATCGTTTATAAAGTTTGATGGTTAATAACACACCGGCCAATAAGCCGGCCAATACACCTGTGATAAACGTCCGCATCCGGTTCGGAGGGCGTTTTTCTACTGTTTGAACGTCATTTGAAATTTCGCTCTTGGTTTCGCTACGGATGCGCGCCAGCTCTTCTTCATACCATAGCACCAGCTGCTGCAGACTGTCACACGAGGCTTCGGCCACGATGTTCCCGCTGTCGTCGCTGCCTACGGTCAGATTCGCCTGTCCGCTCTTGCCACGGTACACGGCACCTTCAGGAAGTTTACGGAGGCTGTCCGCAGGTATAGACAGCTTCACCGAACTCGCCGGTATACCCGCCATCACCAGTCCCGCCCGTCGGCTTCCGCTCGCGCTGTCGGTGCTTGCCGATTCCGTCTGTATCTTCTCCACCGTCGTGCTCTTCCTGCTGCTTGCGCAGCCCGCCAAGCACAGGACAGTCATCATGATGGCGGCAACTGTTGGCAGTGTCAATGGCCTTGCGCAGTCGCGCCATTTCGCGCTTGTTGGCCTGCAGGTCTTTTCTTGTTGCATTCAGTTCTTCTTTTAAGGGTACCACAATATTGCTCACCAAAACGCGGGTGGCATGTTCTGCGTTATCCACACGCACACCCTCTGCGTCGGCTTCGGCTTTCATCGCTTCCGCTTTCGCTTTCCTCACCGTAGCACGCAGGGAACCGATGGCTGCTGCAGTGCCCACAAGGCCGCCGCTAAGAATAATGTTCATGATCTCGCTAAAGTCCATACCACCCGTTTTTTAGTCAGTCAACCTTTTATTCTGCTTCCTCGCGTTTCTTTCGGAATAGTCCGATAACCCATTGCACCAGTCCCGTGTCGGCTACCCCATTGGCTACAAGTGAGGCACCAAAACCATAGAGCAAGGCAATGTCCCAGCTCACATCACTCACAAATCCGGCATCAAGCCACCACAGTAGCATCGCGCACACCAAGCCCACACACCAGCTCACCAGCTGCGTCACCCAGCCTTTCATGTTGGGGAACAAACCTTTCAACCCTTCAGTAAGCACCACCACACCGCCGACGAAACCGGCAAAGGTGCCAATCATTGCGTCATAGTCCGTTGCCGGAACATCGGCCCCTTGGGCCATCACAGCCGATACTGTTCCCAGCATCAGCATCATAAACAGCATAATTCGTTTCATTGATTGCTTCTTTTATTATTGGTTAATACCTATTTCTTTCAGCCATTTCTGTACATCGAAACTGGGGCAGGCTTTGGCCGCCAGCTCGTTGTGTCCCACAATGCGCACATCCGGGAATCTGCGATGGAAGTCCTTCACATACTTCTCCAGTGCCTTTTTCTGGCAGCCGGTGCGGGTGTCCTTCGGGGTCTTGCCGTCCTTGGCCACACCGCCGGCATACACAATGTGGCGGCTCACGCTGTTGTACCCCTTGGCTCCGTTGGTCACTTCCCAGGGATCCACCTGCGCATCCTCGTTGTTGTTCACCAAGCGTTCCACACCGCCCTGCAGGTGGAACAGGTCGGTGTAGCCCACCTGTTTCCAACCTCTGCCACCCTGGCTTACGGGCGAAGTGTGCCACTTCCGGATGTCCGCCGATGATACCTCACGCCCCTCCGGGGTTGCCGTACAGTGAATTACCAGATACTTCAATTTTGCCATACCATCTTATCCTTTCTGGTTTTGGGTAATGGTAATCTTGGCCGTCTTGCTGCGGTCGGCATTGAGCGTAAGGGTCAGTGTACCGGTTTTCTGACTGCCACTGTTTGCACCGGCCGAAATCTTCACGCCTTTATCCGTCGCTTCCACCTTGAAGCCGGCAGGGGCACTGCCTATCTCATATTCTCCGCTGGCGGTCACGGTCACTTCTTCACTGCCACCGGTTGCCTCAAGGGTCACACTGGCAGGGTCAACTGAAATCTTCTTCTCGCTCGCCTTGAACACGGGGTTGCTTCGCTTGTCCAGCACCACCACTTCTTCACCGAAGGCAATGTTCGTGTCAGCCTTCATCAGCATCTTGAAGAAGTACAGTTCGCTCGCGTTCGAGATCTTGTCAATCTGAATCACGTCTTCATCGTCCTGCAGGTTCACAGCCGCAAACAGGTTGCCGCCGGCATCGGGCGAACAGAGGGTGCACACAATCAGATCATCGGGCCAGGCCGCAAGCGTCTCAATGGTAATGCCCTTGTAGCGACGGGCATTCACATCGGTTTCGCTCGTGTTCTTGGACTCGCGCTGGGTCAGCTCGTCATCATACTTGTCAAAGTCGTTCACGCTCATCAGAATGCGGAGGTCCGGGTTGTTGCGGATGGCCACGGGAATCTTCGCACGCATGGCTTTCAGTCTGCCCAGCATGGTCGATTCTGCGCTGTCCACCACAATCACCTCAGTATCCTTGGCCATCTGGGTCAGGATGCCGTTAAACAAGTGGTCGTCATCATCCCCATATTCACCGTTCACATAGTGGTCACCCAGTTCAAACTGTACCCGCTTGGCCAACTCGGCAAGCAGGGCGTTCTGCGCTTCGGGCGGAAGTTCCGAGAATACCAGGTTGCCCTTCGGCTGCCATTTGCGCCAGATGTTCTCGAACGTGCGGGGGTTAAACACCGTAAAGGCCATGAAGTCCACCGGGTCAAGACTCTTTTCGTCGTAGTTGAAGTTGCCCTTCGAATCCTCCACGCCGGGGTTCTCCTTGCGCTTCTGGAGCATCTTGCCGGTCTTCAGGCGCGGCAGGCTGATTTTCTTCTCCACACCGGGAATCACCATGATCAGCCCCTTTTCCACAATCTCATTGCTCGTAGCGGCAAGCGTCAGCAACTGTTCCAGTACCTCGCCGCTGTAATTCGTGTTTCTTACAATTATTGCCATAGTTCAATCACTTTTTACGTTTGTCCTTAATTTCTCGCATACGCCTGTTCCAGGGGCTTTCTTCACCATTCGGTTCCAGATGCAGGTCTTCCATCACACGGCGCTTTACCGGCAGTTGGGCCAGGGCCTTTTCGCCGTTCTCGCGGTCATTGGCCAAAAGGTTTTCGTAGATGGGGCGGGTAGTCGCATCAATGCGACCGTCCTGCTCGGCTGCGTCAAGCAGCTGCTTGCGGGCGGCAAGGTCTTCGGCTTCAGCCTTGTCTTCGTAGGTCTTCACCTTGGCCTTCAGGTCGGTGTTCTCTTTCGTAAGGATAGGTACCTTGCCTGCCTCTTCCTCCAGTTGGTCCATCAGGCGGAACACATCCGCATCACTCGCGCAGTCCTTGAAGCGCGGGCGTTTCTTTACGTCTTCCAGATTCATGTCTTCTCTGTTTTTTTGTGGCTCAACGAGCCGGTTATTGAATAAAGTATATATCTGCGCCGGTGTACTGTCTGCCGGCACGGGGTCTGCATCATAGATGTCGTCTATGAAACCAAGGTCCAGGGCTTCCTTGGCGGTCAGCCAATGGTCCTCGCCGTCAAAATAGGTCTGTTTCACTTCTTCCTTGCTCATGCCCAGCCGCTCGGCATAGATTTCACTCAAGCTGCCTTCCAGGCTTTCTATCTCTTCCATGCAACGCTGCAGGTCCTGCTTGTTGCCGTAACACCCGCCGCTCACACTGTGCAGCATCAGACGGGCATATTTGCTCATTTCTACGGGCTTGCCGCAAAGGGCTATCACACTGGCCATGCTGGCGGCTATGCCATCCACATAAATGCGGATGTCGGCCTGGCTATGGCGCAGGGCGTTGAATATCGCAATGCCGCTGTACACTTCCCCGCCGTTGCTGTTGATACGCACATGGATGCGTCGGCTCACGCGTTCGGCTTCCATCAGTTCCTGGGCTATGCGCCCGCTTTGCACCTCCGTATAGTCTCCGATGTCCCCGTACAGGAATATCGTACTGGTGCCGTCGTCACTCGTTGTAATATTGAAAAATCTGCTCATCGTCATGTCTTTACCAGCGGTTTCCCCGCCTTTCGATGGTGCGAAAATAGAACATTCCCATGGCACCAAGAAACCGCGTCCGCATCATAACGTTTTCTGGCGTTATCATAACGCTGTAACCCGTCATCATGCGTACGCGCTTTTACAAACCCCGCTTTTTCATGCAATTTTGTAACGTGATTTACAACTAAAAAGGACGATTTATGGCAGATTTGACGAATGCCCAGAAAAAGGAATGGGCAAAAACTTTGTACCTCAAGGAAAACCTCACACAGCAGGAAATCGCCGACCGGGTGGGCGTGTCACGGGTGTCCGTGTCCAACTGGGTACGGGCCGGGAAGTGGGAGGAACAGAAGGTGGGGCTTACGCTCACAAGGCAGGAACAGGTGGCTAACCTCTACCGGCAGGTGGCCGAAATAAACAAGGCCATCGCCGAACGGCCCGAAGGGGAACGGTTCCCCTCATCCAAGGAGGCTGACATCCTCGGGAAACTGTCGGCGGCCATACGCAACATGGAGCAGGAAGTGGGCATTGCCGACATCATCAGTGTCCTCACCGGGCTCATCGACTGGGTACGGGCGGCCGACCTCGAAAAGGCAAAGGAAATTACACGCCTGGCCGATGCGTACATTAAAGACAAATTATAAAGGGATAGACAATGAAACAGACTGACAGACTCGCTCTCCTCGATTGGGAGAAGTACAAAGAAGACATCGCAAGGGCTACACCGGTCGATAGGAACATGACGGCAGCCGAACGGGAAAAACACCGGGAATATCTTGAGAAACATCCCATAGAATGGATCAAGTTCTTTTTTCCGAATTATGTCAAATATGAATTTGCCGACTTCCAGAAAAAGGCTATCCGGCGGATCATTGCACACGATGAATGGTTTGAGGTGCTTTCTTGGAGCCGTGAGCTGGCCAAATCCACCGTCACCATGTTCATCGTCATGAATCTCACGCTTACCGGACGCAAAAAGAATGTGATTCTGACCTCCAACAGCAAGGACAATGCGGTGCGCCTGCTCGATCCCTACCGGGCCAATCTCGAAGCCAACGGACGCATCATGGCATACTACGGCAAACAGGAACTGCCGGGCTCATGGACCGAGGATGAATTCACCACCAAAGGGAAGGTCTCTTTCCGCGCACTGGGTGCCGGACAATCTCCGCGTGGTTCGCGAAACGAGGCCATACGTCCCGACGTACTGCTGGTCGATGACTTTGATACGGACGAGGATACCAAGAACCCGGACATCATCCAGAAGCGCTGGGACTGGTGGGAAAATGCGCTGTATCCCACAAGGTCCATTTCCGAACCTACACTGGTCATCTTCTGCGGAAACATCATCGCCAAGGACTGCTGCGTGGTGAGGGCGGGCGAAATGGCCGACTCCTGGGACATCGTGAACATCCGCGACAAAAACGGTTTTTCCACATGGCCGGAAAAGAACTCGGAAGAGGACATCGACCGCACACTGTCCAAAATATCCAAAAAGGCGGCACAGGGAGAATATTTCAACAACCCGATTTCCGTGGGAGAGGTATTCGAAAACATTGCATACGGCAAGGTTCCGGCACTCTCCAAATTCAAGTTCCTCGTGGTGTATGGCGACCCGGCACCGGGCGAAAGCAAGGGTAAGAAAGGCAAATCCTTCAAGACGGTTTCGCTCTGTGGCAAATTGGGTGGCAGGCTTTACGTCATCAAGACTTTCCTGGCACAGGCGCTCAATGCGGAGTTCATTGACTGGTATGTCCGGATGCTTGAATTTGTCGGGGGCAAGACCAATGTCTATTGCTACATGGAGAACAACAAGCTGCAGGACCCTTTCTTCCAACAGGTGTTCAAACCGCTGGTGGCAAAAGTACGCCGCGAACAGAAGATTGCGCTGTTCATCCGGGGCGACGAGGAGAAGAAGACGGACAAGGCTACGCGCATCGAGGCCAACCTTGAACCGCTCAACCGCGAGGGGAACCTCATCCTCAACGAGGCTGAACGGGACAATCCGCACATGAAGGAACTGGAGGATCAGTTCAAGTTGTTCACCCTGACCATGCGCTATCCGGCCGACGGACCGGATGCGGTCGAAGGGGCGAACCGTATCATTGACGAACTGATCAGGCGCATTGAACCGCCCGTATTCCGATCACGGAAGGATGTAAGAAAACGGAATAAGAAAAGATTATGACAACTCTAAAACAATAGGACTATGAGCAAATTTGTTGAACTTACCGATTACGATGCGAGCATCCACCGAGACATCCTCGACGCACTGGTTCGCGAAGACGAAACGGTCATTGAGGTTTGCGAGGACAGGGCCATTGCCGAAATGCGGTGTTATCTGGGCAAACGCTACGACTGCAACAAGATTTTTGCAGCCACCGGCGAGAACCGTAACCAGCTCGTGCTGATGATGGTCATCGACATGGCGGTCTATCACATCTTCTGCATCCACAACCCGCAGAAACTTTCCCAGGTACGCAAGGATCGTTACGAACGGGCGGTGGAATGGATGAAGGCGGTGGCCGACGAGGACATTTCAATCGAAGGGGCTCCGCTGCTGCCCGAGGAACAAAGGGCGGGCAGGTCGGATTTCCGCATTCAAAGCAACCGCAAACGAACGAACCACTGGTAAAAAGCAAGCATCATGAAAAAGAAAAACAGAAAAAACAACAAAGCCGGCATCATCACCGTAGGGGGAAACTTCACGTTGCCGGGACAAAAGAGACCGAATGTGATTGTGCTCACACAGCCCAAACGCTTCGGGCTGGACATTTCCGACTACATGGCAGCCGTAAGGGTGGCCGAGAATGTCGATTTCTCGCGACGTTACAAACTTTATGACCTCTACGAGGACATTCTGATGGATACCCACCTTTCCTGTGTGCTCGAAAAGCGAAAGAATGCCGTGCTGTGCTCCAACATGGAATTCCGGGTGGACGGGAAGCCCGACGATAAAATCAACGAACAGATACAGTCGCCCTGGTTCAACCGGCTGGTGGGTGACATCCTTGATGCGAAATTCTGGGGCTTCTCGCTCTGCCAGTTCTACAAGCTGCAGGAGTGGGTGGATTATGACCTGGTACCACGCAAGCATGTGGATCCGGTCAGGGAACTCATCCTGCGCCACCAGACGGACATTACCGGCCATTCCTGGAATGAATATACCGACCTGCTGTTTGTGGGTTCACCGTCCGATTTGGGGCTGTTGGCCAAGGCTGCACCTTGGGTCATCTACAAACGTAACACTACGGGCGACTGGGCACAGTTCTCCGAGGTATTCGGCATGCCTATCCAGGAATATATCTATGATTCCGACGACGACGAGTCACGCCAGCGGGCCATGGAGGATGCGGCCAATGCCGGAAGTCTGGCGCAGTTCTTCCATGCCAAGGACACGGAACTCAAACTCACGGAAGCCGGAAACAAAACAGGGTCTGCCGATGTCTATGAACGCCTCTGCGAGCGGTGCAACAACGAAATTTCCAAACTGATACTGGGCAATACGCTGACCACCGAATCGTCCGAAAAAGGCACGCAGGCTTTGGGTACGGTTCATAAGAAAGTAGAGGACAAGGTACTGGAGGCCGACCGGAAGTACGTGCTCAACGTGCTGAATTACGACATGACGGACATTCTGCTGCGCATGGGCATCAACACCGAAGGGGGTACGTTCTGTTTCCCCGAACCGAAGGAAACGGATGCCGGTACCAAAATATCCATCCTCACGCAGCTGAAGAAGAACTTCAACATCCCCATCGACGACGACTATCTCTATGAGGAATTCGGTATCGACAAACCGGCCAATTACGAGCAGCTGAAGGCGGAACAAAAGACGGCTGAACAAGCCGACCAGATTCCAAGCCCGAAGAAGGAGCCGGAGCCAGCGAATAAGGGACGGGATGATGAACCGACACCGAAACAGAAAAGAAACTTCCGGAACTGGCTCAAAGGTTTTTTCGTGAAAGCCCCGGCAGACGGGGCAGCTTTAGACTGGTAGTCGACAGACTGTATGCGGCTGATAATGGCAGCATCTCCATGGAGTTTGACTTCTCCGAAGAGGTGCTGCGGCGTGCCTTGCTGAACATATACAGCAGGGACTTTCATCCGGCAACCGAAATCGAAATCAACCTGTTCAATGAAATATGGGCAAAGATGGACAAGGCGGCAAAGGAAGGGTTCAGCAAATCCAAGGCCATTACTCCGGACGAGGATTTCAGAAATGCCATACTCCGGAACAATGCCGTATTCTCGGCATTCAAGGTACATCGTATGCAGAATGACATGGCACGACTTTTATTGGATTCAAACGGCATTTTAAAACCGTTCGACAAATGGGTACAGGAAGTCTTGCCCATTGCTTCCCATCAGGTTCGTCACTGGCTGCGGACGGAGTATGATACGGCGGTCATCCGGGCGCATCAGGCGGCTGACTGGCAACAGTTCCTGCGCGAACGCGATATTCTGCCCAACCTCAAATGGCTACCGTCCACCTCCATTCATCCGGGGGCTGACCACCGCCCGTTCTGGAATACCATCCGGCCGATTGATGACACGTTCTGGAACATCCACCGACCGGGCGACCGGTGGAACTGCAAGTGCGACCTCACTGCCACCGACGAGGAGCCGACACCACTTCCGGACGAAGACGACAAGAACAAGCCCCAGCCCGGACTGGATAACAATCCGGGAACGGACGGCAAACTGTTTTCCGACAATCATCCATATCAGGCAGAAGCCCACAAGGGTGCCCAAAAAGCGGTGGATAAACTTATGGCCCGTATTGACGAGATGATTGCGGAAATGCCGGACTACCTTACCGGGGAGGAAAAAATGGCCATTGCCCGGAACAACCTCGAAATGGAAAAGGCTCTTAAAATCAAAAAAGGAAAACCTATGGATGTGGATAAGGCGGACAAACAGAATGCAAATCCCAAACATGTGGAAGAGTATATTTTGGATTCCAAAGGAATATACCGCGATAAAAGGGGAAACAGATACCGGAAGAACAGCGATTACGATAAAAAACGGGATACTCCATACAGTATCAACTGCCAGACTTGCGCACCGGCATACGCTTTACGATTACGTGGATGGGATATTACCGCCAAAGGCAATGTCGCAGGGTCTAAACTTGAATATCTGAGTAATGGACGTGCTTTTGAAGTCTGGAAAAACACCGACGGTACTCCGGCGCAACATATAAGTATAAACAGCTGGCTTGCGCACAAAGGATACCTGAAAATGACCCCTAAAAGGTACATGGAGTATTTCAATGAGGTATGTAAGGAAGAAGGCGTGTATGAATTGTGCATCGGCTGGAAAAGTGGAGGAGGTCATGCTACAATCCTGCAACGGTTTGCGGATGGTGAACTAAGGTATATCGAACCCCAAAGCGATAATTCTGCCGGTTCAGGAATGGAATGGAAAGACGTAAAATATTTATGTGAAATAGGAGCTGCGACTTCCCACAACTGCAGGGGAGTCCTGAGAATTGACAATAAGCTATTCGATGTCTCCTTCCTCGATATTTTCGATACATGAATCGATAACGTCAAGGGATAACGGACCGGTTATTTCGGTTGCGTCTTTACCGTCATACAGATAGACGAAAGGATAACCGGTACAGGAGTCCCCCGGAAACTTGAACACATAGGCTTCCTGGCCTTCATAAATACCAAGGTATTCGAAGGTGTCACCGTATTGCTCAATAAGTACACGGGCCTCGTTCTTTACTTGTTCCGGTATATTCATAACGCATAAAAGGCATATTGGAAGCCTCGGTTGCAAAGTTATAAATTATTCTTGAATTACTGATGATTATGGACATAAAAGATTTTACGGAAATGATAAAGCGGAAACGTGACAGGCTGGACAGTATGATGCGCCGCAAAATGCCAGTCATGGTAGGACGAATGGCCAAAGACCATTTTCAGGATAACTTCCGGCAGGGTGGATTTGTCAATGGCGGTCTTCACCCTTGGCCCAAAGCCAAACGGCTGTCCTCGGGAGGTTCCGATGCCGCCAGCAATTATGGAACGCTGCTCTCCGGCAGGAAACATCTGTTCAAATCGGTCGGATATACACCTGCAGACTACCGGGTAAGGGTATTCAACGAGGTGGTCTATGCACCCATCAACAACTGGGGCGGGGAAATCGATGTCACCGTCACAGACCGCATGAGGCGCTTTGCATGGACCAAGTTCTACAAGGCTTCGGGAAAAAGAAAAAAAGCCGGCACAGGGCAAAAGAAACGCGTCAAACGACGTTCCAAGCCGAAGGAACTGAATCCGCAGGCACAGTTCTGGAGGAACATGGCGCTTACCCAAAAAAAGAAACTGCACATCCGCATCCCGCAGCGCCAGTTCATGGGCGAAAGCGAAGAATTGAACCGGCGTATCCGGGAAAAGGTGGACCAGGAAATTACCAACATTTTAAACCAATAACGATATGGACGAAATTTTTATCGCAATCATGGAACAGATTGCACAGGAAATGCCGGAACTCTCTCTCATCGACGAGGACTACGGACAATTGGAAATGGGAGCAGAAGAAGACCAGTACCCGGTCACTTTCCCTTGTGTATTAATCGGAAATACAAACTCCGACTGGCACGACCTCGGATACGGGGCACAGAAAAGCGAATCCGCACTGACCGTCCGGCTGGCCATCGATTGTTACGACGATACAAGCTACGCATCCGGCACGTATGACAAGGTGAGGGAAAGGCAGCAGCTGGCCAAGAAATTATACAAGTCGCTGCAGTGTCTGCAATGCACGGACAACGCTTCGCCGCTGGTACGCGAGAAAAGCCGTTCGTATGCCATGCCGCATTACATCAAGGTCTATGAAATGACGTTCTCATTCACACTGCACGATGAATCGGCCATGCCGTCATCTTATGGGGAATAGTTCCAGCTGGGCGGCAGTCAGACGGGGGGCTTTCACCTTGGGAACAGGCTTCAGATTGTAGTCTGTTCCCTCACGTGATTTCCGGCGGATGATGGTCATGATACGTTCCTCGGATATAAAGAATTCGCGCTCCGACAACACTTTTAAAGCATCGTCGAACCGCAACCGCTGTATTTCTGTCCAATAGTAGTAACGACGGCATAGTGCCTCGTCACGCAGCTTGATCAGTTCTTTATCCCGTCCTTTGCCCATACATTTTATTTCTCTTACAAAAATAACTGATTTCCATCTATTTTAAGAACAAAAGCGCCGCAATTATAACAACTGCGGCGCTTTCTGTTTATAGGGTTAACGGGTTTCGGCTACAAACGGCAGAAACTGGGTTCAATGCGGGTCCATACGCCGTTTTCAGGGTTGCGGCGGCTGAAGTAGTAGTTGGTGGCATTGCGCTGCACTACATTAGCTTCCTTGAACAGGCGCATGATGTCTGCATACTCTTCATCGAACTTATCTTCCAGTTCATACAGCTTTGAAATGCTCTTGTAGTCCAGGTCGCCCATCTTGTTGCGCTCCAGCAGGGTCATGGCCATCTGATACATCGGATCATCAGAACCTTTCTCGCTGTTCTGCATGTAGCGCTTCAAATAGTCAATCAGACGGTCGGCTGCCATGTCGGCTCGTTCATCGAAGCCTTTCACCTTGTTGCTTTTCACTTCCAGACGGAAGTCTCCGTCCGTAATGGTATAGCTGCGCTGTTCGTCGCTTTTCACCTGGCCGTATTCCTTCATCACCTTGGTAAAGGCATCGGCTTCTTTTTCCAGCCATCCGCGGAACCCGGTCACGGCATTCACCATCTCAAGAACGTTGGTCTTTACTTCGTGCATAAACTCACCGCGTAATGCCTCGTAAGTTTCACGACGGGCGATGCGGTCTTCTTTCTCTTCTTGCTGCAGCTGGGCCATGAGGGCTGCTCGCTGTTCTTTACTCAGGGACTTGATGTCCACACTTTGATTGTTCTTTTCCATTTTAAATCATTTTAGTTGTTAATCAGCTATTACTTTGTCATCCTTCAGCAGCAAAGCGAATGTCCTGTCTCTTTCTGCTTTGGTTTCAAACTTCTTGTATGTCTTCCAGCCACCGTTTATGCCGGTACACATCTTTATCCTCGGGCCTGGATAATCATCCTTTCGTATTATACAGAACCCCGCTTTTATCAGCTTGTCTTGGTCATCTATCCTCATAATCATCCTGCTTTTCCGGTTCATCGTCTATCAGCATGGCCTCCCCATTGGCATACGCCCAGTCGGCCAGTTCGTTGAAAAACTCCGCTGCATCCTGGTTCTCCATATCGGATGTCGTAAGGGTCACGTCTTTTCTTATGCGCTCAAGCGCTTCATGTGCTTTTTTATCCATATTGCTCTATTTATCGGTTAAACCTCCTTTTCGTTGGATAGCCCGCAGTTTGATGGCCAGTTGTTCCAGCTCGGCTGTACTAACCTGAACAAAGGGCTTGCCGGCTATCCGGGGGTTGTTGCAGAATTCGTTCACCCGGTTCCAGTCGGTGGTGTCTATACCCAACTGTTGCATCAGCTTCAGGCAGACGCTGCGTTTCCGTCGCAGTTCCTCGCGAAGTTTCTGCCGCCATTCGTCTTGTCCGCTCAGTTTCTCCAGAGCAGTACAACAAACTTCATACTCCTTGGCCGTCATTTCCTTCAGACTGTCTGTCCGGTTCCACGTGTACTGCAGCACGATTTGTTTTTTGAATTCCTCCCGATCGCCCTGATAAGGCAGTTTGTTGAACAATGCATAGAACCGGGCGAAATTGGTTACTTCCTGTGCCATATCATCCTTTCACTTTTTTCTCCACTGAAAGAATTGCCAAACTTATCATCATAAGTTTTACAGACTGGCTGTCCTCTTCAAACAAATCAATATCCGCAACCACAGGCTCACCGCTCATGGTGTTCCATATTTGCTCTACCTCTTTCGTCTTCTTTTGATTCATCAAAAAGAGATACGCGTCATACTCGGAACGGTCAAATTCAAATACGACCTGAACTTTCTGTTTTTCTTCCATACATTCACTATTAAAAGGTTATTCAAACAATACTTTAATGCCACACGAACTGGCTACGTCAAGCTCCAGTTTGGCTCCCTTGCTCAGTTCCCAGTCCTTCAGCATGTAGATATAGTCACAAGCCAGCAACAGGGCAATGTCGGCCCGCATGTGGGCTCTCCAATGAGCTTCATCCGGCAATCCGTTCCTGAAAGGGTTTACAGGATCATAGCCTTGTGCCATCAGTTTCTCCTCGGCACGGCTGAAGGCTTCCTTGCGCTCATTCATATCATAGTGCGCGATGGCTCCGCTGATGTACACTTTCCCGGCACCGGTCGCTTCACCACGTTGAAAAGCCTTGTGTCGTTCCCACCGTTCCGGAACCACCACACTGTAGTTGCACGATTGGCAGCAGCAGCCTTCTTCTTTCACCGGGAACGGATTGTATCCGTAGCCCTCATACTCTTTGCCGCAGATGCAGCACACTTTCTTTTCTTCTTTCTTTTCCATCACTTCAAATCTTTAATGTTTATTTGGCAGGACGGATGCCATACCTGAATATTCCGAGCAAACATCACATCCCTGGTTTCTATCACTACGTGTCCCTTTGTCTTGGCCCTGCGCAGACGGAGGTCGCTTTGTATGTTACGTTCTACCCAATCGTCCACCACGGCCTCCGCTTCCTGTTCTTTCAGGAGTATCTGGTACAGCTTATTCTCCCATTCCATCATTCAAATAATCCTCCATATTATCGTCCTTCAATGTTTTGGCAGCACCTTCTTCCCATATCACGTAGGGCTCACCGGGCCGCTCCATAAAGCGGCTTTTGCACCAGGCTTTGAAACAGCTTACCATGATTTTCACATCGGCATCATATTCCACCTTGCGGGCGCTTCTACCTGCCGGATGAAGCCCCTCGGCATGGCTGATGAAGATAAACAGTTTCTTGGGATGACGTTCCTTGAACTCCTTGTAGGTTTTGTAGTTCAAGCCGCTGTATTGGAAGCTGTCGATAATCACGATTCCGGGACTGCCTCTGCGCCGTAACCGTTCCTCCAATTGCTCCATCGGTTCCCGGTCAAGGATAATCAGCTTCTTTTTCACTTCACCCATCTTGTGCCGTTTCAGGCTCATCTGGAACGACAAACCGGTACTTTCTTCCAAACTGTCATAAATTACGCGTCCGAAGCTACACAGGTACTTGGCCAGCTGCATCACAAAGCTGCTCTTACCGTTTCCGCTGGCTCCCCAAATAATCCACACGCCGCTCTTGGCCGGGTTGCCTATCGAGGTTTGCCAGTCCCCGGAAAACTCGAACCGGGGAATCTTCATGTTCAGCACCTCACCGGGACTGTAGGCTCTCTTCAGTTTCACGGTTACCTCCTTTCAATTCTTCAATAAGAGCATCAGCATAGTCCACAGCAAGTCTGGCAACTTGTTTTATAGACATTATACCTGATGAATTGCTTCTTACTACCGGAAGCATGCTTTTGGCAATTTCATATCTGCGCTGTTCCCAGTCTATCTCATTCGCTTTTCTCATCTCGCGATGGATACCGATAACAGCATCCATCGCTTGCATTTCTATCTTGCTTATCATGCCTGCATCCTCCTTAATTTTTCGATTTCGGTATATACGCGCCGCAAGCCGCCTCCGGTGCTATGAACAATCTTGGCAATGTCGGCACCGTCCGGGGCATTGATTTTTGCGACGATGGCAGCCTGTGCCTTCAGAAACTTTTCGCGTTCCTGCGCATCGTCCGGGGTCACCTTGCTGTAGGAGTCACCGTAGCGGCTCAACATTTCGGTATAGCCCACCTTCTTGCCTTCGATGGCGCGGTTGATCTTCTCCTTTAATCCGTCGGCACCCATCATATACCAGGCACAGCAGCGTTCCGTAGCGTTCCAAAGCGCCTTTAACTCCAGGAAGGCTTCATACTGCAGGTCCCCGGCTTCATCCAGGATAACCAGGGGCGTATCAATCGTGCGCAGGTAGGCCACCAGATCCTCATACACGTCGCTATAGCGTCCGTTGCTGGTCACACCGAATTCCTTGGCAATGTAGCGTATCAGCTTCAGTTTGGTCTTCACCTGGCTGCAGTCCACATATACGGCGTGCTTGTGCTGCTTCACGTAAGCTTTCGCTGTAAAGGTCTTGCCGATATTGGGCATATCGCACAGGATGGCACTCAGCCCGCTTCCCTGGCACACTTCCAGCTGCTTGCTCACAAACACGTAGGTCGGGGTCTGTGCTGCCAGCCAAGGTATTTCTGTACGCAGTTGCACGCCTAATCTTCGGGCTATACCTACCCAGTTGGCATCACTGACCTGCTTTTCATAATTGCCCCGCTTGATGGCATTGTAAACGCTGGGGGCTATGCCCAGTGCCGTGGCATGGCGGTTGTCACTGGGATAATTTTCACGGTCGGCGGCTATCGCTGCCACAATACGTTGCTTTACTTCATTTGTTATTTCCATTTGAATGCTGTTTTAAATTCGTTCTAACGTCGTTAATTATATCTTGGCTACTGCATCATGCTCGAAGGCACTGATGTCCATATAGGCTGAGTAATCTTCTTCCTCGGCTTGTGCAGGAAGGGGAACGGCTTCCGCCTGTACCTCTGTTATCAGCTTTGCTTCCTCTTTGGCAAGGATGCCCACACGCTTGATCTTGCCGTCCTTCATCATCTTGTCGAATTGAGCTACATACTTGGACTGTTCGGTATAGGCTGCCTTGTCGTACTCGGTCTGCTCGGCTGTATTCTCATTGTAACGGGCTACGGGCTTGCAGGTGGCGATATATCGTCCGTTCTGGTAGATATATACCTCGTTGATGGTTCCGTCGGCATCGGGCAGATAATAGGCATCTACCTTGTAGTTCCTCGGCTCCAGCTTTTCGATGATTTCCGGGCTGGGCAGTCCGTATTGGTTGTACATCACCGTGCAGTAGGTGTTCTGCCGGATGGTTGTTTCGGTGTGCTGTCCGATGAACCGGTAAAGAACGGCCTTGTCCCAAGGTGCAAGGTTCGGGTTCTGATGGGCGCAAAGCACATCCCAACGGCTCATGCCCGGATAGCGCTTTTGGTTGGGGTGAGGCTGTGCGTTGAAGGTCTCAATGGCGCGTATATCATCGGCTACCAATTCTTCATAACTATAGGTCTTCACCTTGTAGGTGTTGTTCTTTTCGTCATACACCTTTTCTTCCTTCGGGCGGTTGGCCTCCAGCTTGGCATACCATCGGCCGATACCTACCTGCGTGCGTTTCTCCACACCGTATTTCTTTTCGCGGTTCTTGTGCTCGGCACGTTTTTCACGCGAGTTCCCGGGGTTACACCAGCGGATCAGGGGGAAGACGGTACCGGCTTGCATCAATCCGTCGGCAAAGTCGCTTACCAGGTGGTGTTCCACTTCTAACTCGGCGGGGATATACATGCCGTTCCGGTCCAGGGTCTGGAACATGTTTCGCATGCAGTCTAAAAATAACTCGGTAGTCTTGTACCGGTTGTAGGCATATCCCACCACAGCACCGCTCACCACATCGTAGGCATAATAGGCTTTCACTCGGTTGCCATCCTTCATTGGGCGCGGCAGGTCGCGGTCGTCAAGAGAAACCTTACTCAAGGAATATTCACCGATGCTGCGCAGATGATAAGGACGGTAGGCATTGTTGAAATCCCATTGGCTCATGTGCAGCTTACCGCGAAGGGCCTTGTTCTTGGGGTTGTTCAGGTAGTTGGCTACTGTGGCCGGGCTCAATACCAGCGGATTTCCATCCTTGTCGGTAAAGTCTGCCGGATTCAACACCTCGCCGGTTTCGGGGTCATATAGCTCCAGTTCTCCTTGCACAAATAGATTGTACTGTTCCCACACGGTGGTATTGAAGGGCTGCTCCGGTTGGGCATCGATGCTCAGCAGCAGGCGTTCAATGTCATAGGTCACTTTCCGGCGGTTCTGGTTCATGAACTTGCGGCTGATAAGGCTTTCATAGCCGTTGGCCTTGAAGTCATTCACACGCTTCTTGAAGCGGTTGGAACTGACAGGCAAGGTATGTCCGAACTCTGCTTGGTAGTAACTGATGGCTCCTGCCAGTTCGCCCCAGTTCACCGGCCCGGCCTTCATGGCCTTTCGCATAAACGTGGCATCCTCCATGGCACGCATCACTGCCTCAATTACCGAAGCGTTTACCGTATATTCTTGGATGTGTTCCGGTGGCAGTGCATCTCCGTTGTCAAAACGGAACCGGGTGTAAAATTCCCGGGCTTTCGCATCGATGTGGTAATGGCTGCCGAGCCAGTTTCTTATTACGTCTTCTTTCATATCTCCGTATTTTAGTTTTATCCTTTCCTGAAACCGTAGGGGCATGGTGGCTATTTCTACCAAAACGTAACCTCCCAGACCTCTTCCGGATCGAACTACATTGATTTTCTCCTTTGCCGCTAACTTCTTGTAATTGGGTATCGACATGATGGGAGCAAGTTCTTCTTCGGAAAGAGTGGAAGGATGAACTCCTTTCAGCGTGCGGCTTCTGCTGTAGTCTGCCTTTCCGTTCACCATCACCGGTCGGTCATCGTAAGTCAGGTCATTGTAGGATATGCACAATATCTTTCCATAATACTCCATTTCATTTCTATTTATAAGGCAGATGCCATCTGTTGGGTCTCGTGCTGCAGCTGCATGAAATCCGATACAAATTCACATTGGTAGGTTTCAGTCCGTTTTCCGTCCACGTACACATCCACATCATTGGTCTTTCTGTGGACCACGAGTTTTACACGGGGACCGAAAGTGCAGGTCATGGTCTTCTCGCACTCCTCGAAGGTGGTTTCGCAGTTCGGGATGAAGTTCCCGTCAGTCAGTTTGCCGCCTCGCTTCAGGGCAAGAGTGCGTATCCGGCGCGCCTGATCGCTGTCACGGACAAAATTCAGTGCTTGCCACACAGCCTGACGGCTGCATCCGAATGTCTTCATCAAGAAGGTCTTGGTCTCGTTATCTGTCAAAATCTGCTTTCTCATATCGTCATACTTTTTAATCGTTATCGTTCGTTCAAAGGTTTTCAACGGCTTCCGCTATTTCCTAATCACCCGTCAGTATTTCATGAAGGCGTGTCCCTTTCTGCAGTTCTTCGACCAGCACCTGCATCGCTTCCTCACACACACAGCTCACATTCTCTATCACCCGGTAGGCATCCGAGTTGCTTATCTCATCCTCCGTCATGAATTGTCCAGCCAGCTCCATCGCCTGGTCGGCAATATTCTGCGTATGTGCCGTACTGCCTATCATCGTGCGCAACTTCTGTTTGAACAGACTCTCTGCTGTTCTCGGATTGAAATTCTTTGCCATAACTCTAAATTTTAAAAGTTTATATCGTGGGGCGCGGGGAATCGAACCCCGACGGCTTTCTACGCTTTCTTATTTCGATTTACCAACTCTCCGGCCGTGCCTGCCGCCCCTGCCCGTCTTTCCGGGCTGCCAGTTATCCGGCAATCTATTTGCCTTGTTCTTCTATCATCGAAAGGACAACCATCCTGTCTTCATCCCAAAGCGGAAGCCCCAATTCAATGGTCCGTTTCACCACTTCCATCTCACCGACCAGCCCTACCGCTTCTTTGCGGAAATCGGTATCGTCATACGCATGCGCCTTTCCAATCAGGAAGTCGGTCAGGTTGCCGATAACTTCCTTTTGCCGTTCACATTTCATCTCATAGTTCAGCACCCGTACATGGACATCGCGGATAATCCGGCTGTCCCCATGTTTCTTGAAATCTTTGCAGAACTCATCCTTGTTCATCGAAGTGTTCAGATAAACCGCATGGATGTAATCAAAATCCTCTGCTGTAGGGGTTATCCCCGTCCGTTCCATAAATTCTTGCTGTGTCATAAACTCACTTATTTTATTGTATTATTCTGCATCTTCAATTTTGAAAGAAAAGCACTTATCCGCCAATACTCTTTTTACAAAGTCTAAGTCGTATCTATCAGCTGAAAAGAAAACTGCCTGATAATCTACACTGGGATAAGCCTTGATTGCTGTTGTATCTACCATCTTCTTGACCAGTCCGTAAAGAGCTTCGGCGGTCTCGGCTGTTGCTTGAGCTATAATTACTTTTGCTTTC